ATAGAGCCATCTTCCTTACTGGTGGTGATTGCTTTCTGTAGCTTGCGTTTGCCAGGGAAGTCAACAACACGTCCATCTGTCATAGTTACTGTAGTAATGTCAGTCATTTTTAATTCCTTTTAAAGTTTAAAGATAGTTCGTTGAGTGAAGTGAATGATTATACTTGAAGTAGAGACAGGTAGCAAATCTATTTGTTAAAGACATTGGCGGAGTGATTCAATTTCTAGTGGTATCTTTGGTTCTTTGTATATACGGAAACGGACTATTGTGCCTTGGTCGATTGTGTCGACTCTAGTGGATAGGCGATAGTCTCTTTCTAAGTGGGCTAACTCGTGTTCCTTATACTTCCGAAGACTTGCCCGGAAGCTTCGGAAGCATCGAGCTAAGTTAAGAGCAATCTGTTTTTCTTCGATAGCATATAGCTCTTGATAGATTATAGGCTGGTCTCTTGTTAAGGAAGATCGAAAAAAGAAAGGATAAGTGTCAGGCTGTCTTGGTTTGTCCATTGGCATTTTAGGTATCCCTTGTATAGTATGGTGTTGTGCTTGCAGGGTTATCAGATCGAATAGGCTCTTTTACAAGTTTAAGTAGAGTTTTGAGCCTATCTTCTGATGCCTGTGCAGCAGGTGTAGATAGGGTTGCTTGCATATCTTGCTCAACAACTTCAAAGAGGCTGGCCACATCGTCGGAATGCTCGGATAGGTAAACTTCAAGTATGGCAGGATTATCTACATTCGATCTCAAAGACAGAGAAGTGACTGCTTCATAGAGTTCGGGCAGGTCTCCGAATTTTTCGTGCCTAGTCTTTATCTGCCGTATCCTAACGTACATCTTGAAGCGGATAGAGTCTACGTTACGCTTGTGCGGGTACTTGTGCTGAAAGCCGCCTTCATTGAAAGCCTTTAAGAAGACAGTGTCGAGGATGTCAGTTGATTTGCTCATAGCTTAAGCTTCCTTTTCCTTTTCTTTAAGTGTGCAATTTAGCTTTTGTGTGTTGAGGTCTAGATTGTTGGCAGATTCACACTCAAGCGAAAATTGCTTAGACTCTTGAAAGCTTGCGCTAAGTTCATTTGAGTAGTCTTTGATAGCTGTACCACCATAAAGCCAAATGGAGAGCACTAGTAAGATCCAGAAGGCTATCAAAGAACGGTGGGCTACTTTTGTATCTTGAAGTTGCTGTCTTTCTTGCTTTGTTAAGTTTAAGTTAATCATTAGTGTGTTCCTTTTTGTCAGTTATCGAGTCGGGTTAAACCAAGCTAAGATTTGTCAAAAGCTAGTGAAATGGCCTTGAATTAAGCTTGAATGGTCAATTCTATAGGCTATTGGGTCAGGTAGCAAGTAAATTCGAGGGAGTTATGAGCCAATTGGTGGGTATACGTGAGCTAGATGGATGTATTGTATACCCTTAGTGCCTTAATTCTGTGAGGTCGAAAAAGGGGTGAAAAAGGGGAGTTCCTCGCGACGCAAGAAGCAAAAACGATATATAAAAAAAAATATTATTAATACTGTAAGTGTTCTTTCTTTCTCTCTCTTTTCCTAAGGTACTAAGGGTATACAATGCATCAATATAAGCCGTATATACCGAGCAACTCCCAGAAACAAGCTCAAATCGCATCCTAAGCGACTATCTCCCCCTCTTCGCTACTTACCCCTTAAGCAAAAACGCTATTCTACTTAGCAAATGCTTAGATATAGCTCAATGGGGCAAACTGATAGACGTAAAAAAGCCCACTCTCAATGAAGAAAGTGGGCTTAAATCTTGCAATATTGCTAAGTTACTTCTGTATAGCTTCTGTTGCCTTTTTAAGTAGGCTTTTTGGCTTAACAACCTCTTTCTTCGGGTCACCTAACCCACTCAACAAAGACTTTGTATCTATCGAAGCTGGTGTTCTAGCCTTTTGCAAAGCGTGGATAGTTTTGGCAACATTCGGGTCAAGTCTAAGCGCGGCTTTCTCACTATTGCTCAGTGGCTCCAAGAAAGCTTTCAATTGCTCGCTTGTCTTAGTGGTGTAGAGAGTGGTCAAAGCTTGAAGCAAGAGTCCACCTTCTTGTCCACCACCTTCTCTGTGTTTGTTCCACTCACCAGCCTCGCCGCTTATACGTTCTAAAACTTCAAGCACACTTGCATACTTGGTTTCAATGTTGGCGGTTTGACCCGTTACAAGATCTCTAGCAATGGCTGCAGCATCCCCAAGCTTTTGCTTCAAGCCATGCAATGTTGCTTGCTTAACTATCGACTCGCTTAACTTGTCTATCTCAACCACTAAAGTCTTACCATGCGCGAAATCCATTGTTAGCTTGTTGCCTTCGCTGTCTATTGTGGTTTTGATCGCTGGTACTTTCTTGTCGTTTAAGTTTTCTAATTTTTCTAAGTTAGACATTTTTTATTTCCTATAAAGTTTTAAAGAACATTTGGCTCAAAGTGAACCCACTTACCAACTCTACTGCTTTGAACTCTACTGCTTTGAACTCTACTGCTTTGAATTGGTAAGTAGATCGCTTTAATTATTCTGCTGCTTCCCTGCTTCCCAATCGTCTTGGGTTACGGCTACATTGTCGATTACCATTCTTGCTGCCGCCTTCCCTGCTTGCTCTGCTTCCCTCAACCTTCTAAGGAAGAAGTTGCTTGCTACTTGGCTAAACTCCCCTTGCATATATTGGCGAAGGGCTGCACGTCTCAAACTCTTTACATTTTGTTTAATTGCTTTCAATCTATCTAAGTTGTTCATTCTATATACTCCCTATAAGTTTAAAGATTTAAAGATTTAAACACTCCGCGAATTACTTTGTGCTTGACGAATTACTTTGTGCTTGTCGAATCGCTTTGTGCTTGTAACCATTGTACGGCTATTCTACTGGAAGTCAATAGACTCTATCGAAAGCTAAGTTAAATAGGTTGAATAGCTAAATAAGTTGACTTTTTGCTTTCTAGTTTAAAGTCAATAGGTTAGGAGAGAAGAGGGGGGTGGGTTGATCGGCTGGGGGGGTGGTCTGGTCGAGCATGTTAACGTACTCCCTCTCCCCACACATGGACCCCAAATTTCAAACTATATACCTGAGCACCTCCAACCTCCAACCTCCAGCTTGCTCTGCAAGAGCCTTGCTTTAAAGCGGAGCCTACAGCCCTCTGCAAGAGATCACTCAGCTACTTTGATTGTTTGCGCAGAGTACAAAAAAGTACCTTGCGCAATCTATGCTATTCTGCTATAATCCTTGACTTAACTTAAATAAGGTTTACTGCTATGAACGACTTCGTATCGAGTAGATCCCGAATTGAAGGCACAGAGTACTCAGCCGATTCAATACAGCGGGTTAAATACTCCCACGACGCTATGATTGATATGATTATGGCTTGTCCAGATATAACTCAAAACATGCTCGCTGCTAACTTTGGCTATACAGTTGCTTGGGTTTCCCGTGTTATTAACTCTGATGCATTCCAGGTGAGATTGGCAGAGCGCAAGCATGAGATGATAGATCCAGGGCTTTTAGCTACGATTGAAGAGAACTTGAAAGAAGTAACTCAGAAAAGCCTTGATGTTATCAAAAGGAAGCTGGATGCTGCACCAACAATGGAGCAAGCTTTAAAGGCTGTTGAAATAACTACAAAATGCTTGGGCTATGGGGCTAGGCAATCCGACCAAACAAACACTCAATTGAACTTTGTTGTCCAGATGCCTGAGAGAGTTGAGAAGGCTGTTGACTGGCAAGAGAAGTTTGCACCAAAAGCTATTGAAGCTGTGCTCGATGACCCCGCAGCTTAGGAAACCGCAGGCTCTCTCGGATGGAATCTCTGTAATCTGGTCGCCTCAAGAAGGGCCTCAGACAGCATTAATTACTTGTCCAGTTTTTGAAGTATTCTTTGGAGGTGCACGTGGTGGAGGAAAAACTGAAGGCTCTATCGGCGATTGGCTGCTTCATTCCAGCACTTACGGAGAGGCAGCTATCGGACTATTTGTTCGTAGGAAGCTTATCCAGCTCGCTGATGTTATTGCACGAACAAAGCACATTTTTCCAAAGCTCGGAGCGAGGTACAACGAGCAGCGAAGAGAATGGTTAATGCCCAATGGGGCTAGGCTGAGGTTTGCCTACTTAGAGAGAGATATAGATGCTGAAGAATATCAAGGACACAACTATACAAGAATCTATGTTGAAGAAGTCACCAACTTCCCCTCCCCAGACCCCATCAACAAACTCAGAGCTACCCTTCGCTCTACAGCTGGTGTGCCTACTGGTATGCGTCTTACTGGGAATCCGGGTGGGCCTGGTCATCTGTGGGTAAAAGCCCGCTATATAACTCCAAATCCTGCAGGCTATGAAGTAATCACAGAAACTGAAGTTGTTGAGGTTGATGGAGAGATGTTGACTGCTTCAATTGACAGGGTGTTCATCCCATCGAGGTTGAAAGACAATTCGCTGTTGCTGAAGAGCGACCCTGCCTATGTAATGAGATTGAGGCAGTCCGGCTCTGCGGCGTTGGTGCAGGCTTGGCTAGATGGAGATTGGAACATAATCGATGGGGTTTTCTTCGGATCTTTCAGTGAAGAGCTGCATGTATTGGACGATAGCTGGTTAAACGTTATCCCTAAAAAGTCCCATAGATTCAGAGCATTTGATTGGGGATCAGCTAAGCCTTTCTCAGTTGGTTGGTATGCTTTAAGCGATGGAGAGTGGGGATTGCCTAAAGGGGCTCTGTTCAAGTACAAGGAGTGGTATGGAGCATCTGGCATCGACAAGGGTTTAAAGATGACAGCCGACTTGGTTGCTCAAGGTATAAAAAGAAGAGAGGTCGGTGATAACTTAAAGGATGCAGTAGCTGACCCCTCTATATTTGTCAGAAATGGTGGGCCAAGTATAGCAGAAACTATGGCTTTGCATAACTGCCAATGGAGAAGAGCAGACAACAAACGACTTCCTGGCTGGGAGCAATGCCACCTGAGGTTGAACGGAGTGTTCGGAGTTCCTATGCTTTACCTGCATGAAAGCTGTAATGCAACAATAGCGGGCTTCTCGACTATGCAGCACAGTTCGAAAGATCCGGAAGATATAGACACCGATGCGGAAGACCATGCACTGGATGAGACTAGGTATGCAGTTATGTCCAGGCCCTGGCTTCCATTAGAGAAAAGTTTAAAGCATACTTCACAAAACACAAACGTTCTAGACTGTTCTCTCAACGATATCATAGATAGATTGAAGCACAAAAGACTAAACAAGGAAGCTTAAAGCTATGGCGTACAAAAAGAAGCCAGCAGGAAAAATCGAAAAGTCTCTATTTGCTAAGTCCAATGCAGTAGTAGACTGGACGAAAGCTATAGAAGCCGCCAAGTTTAGAGAGAAGGACTGGCGGAAGATGGCTAAAGATGTTGTCTCTCTATATGAGTCCTCCCTGGGAGAAGAGACTCCCTTCAATATACTTTTCTCCAACACAGAGCTTTTAGCTCCTGCTTTGTATGGTCGATTACCTGTTCCTGTAGCTAGTCGCCGGTTTAAAGATGAAGATCCATTGGGCAAAGTTGTAAGTCAAGTAGCTCAGAGAACCTTAGCCTATCTAGTAGACGACAACAACCCAGAGTATTCTTCCTTCGACGATATAATGAAGAAAGCTGTTCTTGAAGGTTTGCTAGCTGGTAGAGGACTAACACAGGTCAAGTACGATACATTCGATAATGATTATGAGACAGTCTGCAACAAAGAAATACCTTGGGATCGTTTCTGCCACGGCTATGGGAAAGTGTGGTCAGATGTTCCCTGGATAGCAATCGAACACTACATGACTTTCGAAGAGCTTACAAAGCTTCTAGGCAGCGAAGAGCTTGCAGGGATGGTAGAGTTAACTGCTACTTCCGAAGCTATGAAGGAAGAGACCTTAACAAAAATGTCTTCTGGCAATGAAGACGATACTGATTTAGGCCATGTATTTGAGATCTGGGATAAAGCCTCAAAGCAAGTTATCTTCATGAGCCCAGATAGTCCAGAGATATTACAGACAATTGATGATCCTCTAGAGTTAACCGGTTTCTTTTCGGTGCCAAAGCCTATGGGATTCTACGACAAGGTTTCCGGCGTAACGCCTCAATGCCTATATGCCGCATACAAACCACAAGCAGAGGAATTGAACAAAGTAACCACCCGTATACGTATGGTTATGAGTGCCTTGAAGGTTAGAGGCTTCTATGATGGAAGTGTAGAGAAGCTTGGTGAATTGATGAGCTCACCTGATAACACTTTACTTGCAGCAGAGAATGTAGCTCAATTTGAAGGTAAAGGGCTTGACAAACTTATCTGGTTCGCACCTTTAACTGAATTGATTACTGTCCTCCAACAGCTTTACTTGCAGCGGCAACAGATAAAAGATGTTATTTTTGAGATAACTGGTCTAAGCGATTTGATGCGGGGTGATACTGCTGCTTCAGAAACCTTCGGTGCTCAAGGGCTGAAAAGTCAGTGGGGTTCGATGAGACTGAAGAAGATGCAGCGGGAGGTTATGCGGTATTCCAGAGACCTTTTGAGGATTATGGCTGAAATAGCTTTAACAAAGTTTAGCAGAAAAACTCTACAAGGTATGACAGGGCTGCAACTTCCGACTGAAGAGCAGAAAGCTAAAGCCTACGAGTTAATGCAACAAATTGCTCAAGCGGCAGAAGCTGGTCAAGAAATACCTGCACAGATTGAAGAGAAAGCAGCCGAGCTTGATAAAATACTCAAACTACCAAGCTGGGAATCAATAATAGATATTATGCAGGACAACCTGCTTAGAAATTATAAAGTAGATATTGAAACAAACTCTACGATTGAACTTGATGCAGCTGAGGATAAGAAAGATATAGCTGAGTTCTTGAATGCTTTCGCTCAGTTCATGAATGGTGTAGCGCCTATGATTGCCTCTGGGACGTTGCCTTTTGCAGTAGCTCAGGAAGTCTTAATAACTGTTGTTAGACGGTTTAGATTCGGAGAAGAGCTTGAAGATCAGCTGAAGAAGATGCAACCTCCACAAGGCAATCCAGAAGAACAGCAAGCTCAAATAGAAGAACAGGCAAAGCAGTTGCAACAGGCTCAAGAGGAATTTGCTCAGCAACAGCAGCAAGCTCAAGCAGAGATGCAAAAGGTTCAGGAGCAGCTCCAAGGCGAACAGCAGAAACTTCAAATGGATACACAAAGCCTGAAGATAGATATGCAAGCAGGGAAAGCTGAGTTGGCTGCGTCGAAGACACTTATGATAAAAGAGATGAGTCTGGCACAGAAAGAGTTCGATCTCAAGCAAAGCTCCACGGAGCAGATGCATGGACAAAGAAAAGAGCATGAAGCTTTAATGTCTGCCAATGATGCAAGCTTAGCCGAAGGGCAGGGAGATGAGCTAGATCTAATTGCTGAGACAATAACAGAGGGCTTGGCTAGTGCAGGTGCAGTTCTCTCTCAAGGTTTAATAGCTTCTGCCAACACCTCAAAACGTGTAGAGAAGTTGTCTGAGGGTTCTTGGAGATCTGTAGTTGATGAGCCTTTAAGCGAAAAAGATCTGTTACCTATAAAGGTAGAAGAGCAGAGAGAAGACTCTCCTACAATAAACTTGTTGAAGGATGGATTTAAGGAGATGGAGCAGATAATAGCAGCTGGTATAGCTGAAGCAGCAAACACCTCTAAAGGTGTAAGGAAGACAGAAGAAGGTGTTTGGGAGACTTTCCCAGTTGATGTAGACGAAGTTTAAAAGGAGATTTAAAAATGGCAAACGCAGTGTACCCTTTATGGAAAAAGAAGTTGATGGATGGTGAAGCTGATGCAGCACTTGATCTAGCAGAAGGCGCAACTACTGGAGTGTTTTGTGCTTTGGTTGATACTGGTACCTACACATATAGTGCTGCACATGATTTTTGGAATGATGTAGTTGCAGGTATTATAGGTTCGGAGGTAGAGATCACTTCTAAAACAGTTACAGCTGATGTGTTTGATGGAGTTGATGTAACCTTTACATCTGTAACTGGTGCCACTGCAGAAGCTATTGTGATCTTTCGTAAAACAGCTGGAGCAAACACAGCTTGGCCTGTGATAGCTTATCAAGATACTGGTGTAACCGGTCTTCCAGTAACCCCAAACGGAACTGACATAGATATCACCTGGGACGCTTCTGGCATCTTTAAGCTTTAATTATGATTGTCTGCGTGGAGATACTACGAGAGGATGGGCCTACAGCTGAAAGTGGAGGCTGGGCCTTGGGTGATGTGGTGCGTGTGTTTGAGCCACACCCCAATCTACTCGCTGATAGAAGGTGCAATCTAAAGAGAAAAGCGTATATTTTCGTAGAGGGCTTCCCTGATGGGCAGTTTGAGAATGTATGCTCTTGGGTGGAAGCTTACGAAGTAGATCCAATAAGTGGTGAGATCACCAGAAAGCGTGAGTGGTCATTAGACTTCAGTACTGTAAACCCTGTCAATGCAGCTAAACTCTTAGCGCCTCCGCATGTTATGACCTATCAGTGGGCAGATATTCAAAGTAAATTGGTCAGGAAGAAAGCCAACAACGTAAAGAAAACCTTAACAGATCTAGGACTCTTTAAAAAGACATGACAGCCTACAGATATGTACATACATCAGCTGACGGCACGGGCGATGGCAGCACTCGCGCCCTGACGACTGGAACCGGCGCATATGCCTCCCTGTCTTCCTGGGAGTCAAGTGAACAGGTGACTTTAACGGAAGATCACATCGTTAGGTGTGCTGGCTCTACAGCTGATGGAACTGCTGTGTCTATATCCGGATGGACGCCAGGAGTTTATTCGATACATGTCAGAGGTGATAGGGGCGAGGATGATTCTGCGGGTGGCGGAGATGATGGTACAGGATTTGGTAATGATGGATTCTATGACGGTAACTTTTCCTTCAGTACAAGCCATTATAGATTAGATCAGTCTGCAGCTTTCACCACGCTTACGACCAGCGAAGAAAATGTAAAAATAGACGGATTGCAGCTATATTGCTCAAAGGCTTCTTCTGGTGCTGCGGCTGTAACTATAAGCCAGACTAACTCAGAGCTGGTCAATTGCAGGATAGGCTGCACATCAGGTGACGGAGTGGTTGCTAGTGGCGGTTCATTTAGATCTACGCCATTACAGATATCTAAAAATATCATTTATAAAGCTGGCGCTGTAGGAATGGAATTGGCTCGAAATGTAGACGCGCCAGACGCAACAACGAACATCTACAACAACACTTTCTACGATTGCGTTACTGCATTTAGTATACTCAGTGATAATACAGGTGACACATGGAATGTTAAGAATAACGTTGTATTTAACTGTACAAACGAATTCTCAGGTCTCGATAACGATGTAAGCTCCACAATAAACTCTACCCATAATGCTGGAGAAGGATCAGCTCCAACAGGACACAATAGCAACTGGATAACTTTAAGCGCTACACTTACAGATGATTTAACCGATCCTGAAAATGCTAGCGGTATTTCTGCTGATGATTTAAGGCCGGTCAGTGGTGGGGGAATAGATAACGAAGGCATTGGGAGCGCGACAGACAGCAATGCGCCCACTACTGATATTTTGGGCAATGCCAAGTCGACCACTGCTCCAAGCCTGGGGGCTTTTGAGGTTGCAGCAGCAGGGGGTCAGACTCTAACCCAAACTAGATTAGACAATACTTCTTCTTTCTTTACACCAGTTGTAGTTCAATCAGCACAGCAACTTGTCCAAACTCGACTGGATAATACTTCTGCTTTCTTCAACCCTACTGTAACTCAATCGGCTCAGCAGCTAACACAGACAAGAGTTGAAAACACTTCAACTTTCTTTACACCTGTTGTAGCATTCGCTAGACAGACTTTAGAGCCAACTAGACTTGAAAATACTTCAACCTTCTTCACACCTGTGGTTTCTACTTCTTTGGTGTTGGGACAGACTAGGCTCGATAATACTTCAGTATTCTTTAACCCAACTGTAGCTCAAGCTGCTCAGCAACTTGTACAAAGTAGACTAGACAATACATCTGCTTTCTTTAATCCAGTTGTAACTTTTGCTGATCAAATACTAGAAGCGAGTCGACTAGAGAACGTTTCAGTATTCTACTCTCCTACTGTAAGTATAGGCCAGGTTTTAGAAGCGACTCGAATAGAGAACACTTCTGTCTTCTTCAATCCTACTGTAACTACACAGCTTCAATCTCTCTTCCCTGCAAGGCTTGAAAATAGTTCAACTTTCTTTACACCTGTAGTGACTGGTGGGCTACGTCTATCAAATACTGGTCGAGGGGGTAGTGGAGGCGGAGCTGTTCAGAATATAAAAAATGCAAGAGCCTTGAGCAAACTGCTGGATAAAATAGGTATGTCTTCAGAAGAGACTGGCCTTAAACTATTAGAGACTGCTATAGAAGAAACTCCCACTCAAGAGTTTATAGATAGTCTGCAGCAACTAGCTTCTGAAAACGACAGCTTATTGTTGCGTATGGACTTTCTCAAACTCTTGCAGCAAAGCTTAAACAACCTTAATTTGCTGGAAGATGCCTTGCTAAAGTATAGTGAGAGATTGGCAGTAGATGCTAAGATGTTCGAAGCTGAGCAAGATGCTGCTATTATTCTACTTTTAATGGATTAAATTATGCCACTCTATGACTTTAAATGTAATGCTTGCAGCAAAAAGTTAGAGCGTTTTGTACCTCTTTCAAGATTCGATGACCCTCAATACTGTGAAAATTGTTTAGCAGAGATGGAGCGTCTTATAAGTGCTCCTATGATTGTATCAGATTATAAAGTGTATAGCTGTCCAGTTTCAGGTAAGCCTGTTGAGGGTAGAGTAGCCCATAGAGAGAACTTAAAAAGAAATGGTTGTCGCCTTTTAGAGACTGGTGAGAGAGAGCAAAGTAGAGCAGATGAGCAAGTGAAAGAACGTAGGCTAGAGCAAAGTTTAGAGGCTACCGCAGAAAGACTATACGAACAGATGCCTAGCAAGAATCGTGAACAGCTGGCTACTGAACTTCAACAGGGTGCTACAGTAGAAATTGCCCGTACTTAAAGGAATAAAATGTTTATTAAACCATTTAGGATTTACAGAGGTGAAGAAGATGCTGGGACTGACGATGCCGGAGGTGGCTTTGACATGGATTCAGCGTCTAATGAGATTGCTGAAGGGCTTGGCTTTGACGTTTCAGAAGACGACTCTACAGAGAGTGGAGAAAAGACTGGAGATGTTGAAGACAAAGAGTCTGAAGAAGAGACCTCCAGTTCAGAGGAAACAAAGAAAGTTAAGACTGAAGAGAAGTCGAAAGAGACTGCCGAAGATGATAAAGGATCTACTGTAGAGAAAGAAGAGAAAGAAGAGAAAGAAGAAGATGCTCCAAAGACTTGGAAAGCAGAAGGCAAAGCTGTCTGGAAAGACTTACCCGCTGCCGCAAAGACAGAGATACTGCGCAGAGAAGGTAATATGTATGATGGTATAGAGCAGTACAAAGTAGATGCCAATATAGGGCAGAGTGCCAAACAGATATTAGATCCTTTCTTATCTTCGATTCAAAGCAGAAATATAGAGCCTTTTCAGCATGTGAAGGATCTCTTAAACATGGATAAAGAATTAAGAGAAGGAAATCTGGAGGCAAAGCAAAAAGCCTTTAAAGACTTGGCTGCTGGCTATGGCGTATCATTCGACGGAACAAATGTAGCTGTTGAGGATTCTGCAGTCAGCAACTTGCGTTCTGAGTTGAACGCTATAAAATCCAACATTGAGGCTACAAAATCTAAGACAGAAGAGATTGAAAGATCCCGCATCAATGCAGAGATTAATACATTTGCATCTGACCCTGCTAACAAGCACTTTGATACTGTAGCTAACGACATTGTTAGTTTGATCGGAAGCACCCCAGGAATTTCTCTTGCCGACGCATATGAGAAAGCTGTTTGGGCAAACCCTATAACCAGGGCACTCGAAATGGAACGCATCCAGACGGAGGCTGACCAGAAAAGAGAAAAAGAAGCAAAACTGGAAACAGAGAAACGCAAGAAACTTGTAGCTGCAAATGCAACATCTAAAGCATCTCCTAAAAAGCGGGCGACCCCACTAGGTACAATGGAGGATACACTGAACGCTGCATATAACGCAATAGATTCTAGAGAATAGTCTTTATCGCTTAACTTTTATTTTTAGGAGGCTTACAATGCCCTCACCAAACGCAGTCTTTACCGAACTTGTATCAACAACCTTTCGCAACCACAAGAAAGAGATTGTTGATAATGTTTCAAACAATAATGCCCTGTATCGTCGATTAGTCGAGAAAGGGCAAGTTGAGTTAGAAGATGGTGGAACAACCTTAACTTACCCATTGGATTATGCAGAGAATCAAACGTACCAACGATATAGTGGCTATGATCGCTTGAACATTGGTGCATCTGATGTGATCTCCGCCGCAGAGTACCAATGGCGGCAAATCGCTTTAAACGTTGTTGCTAGTGGTCAAGAGCTTCGCATCAATTCTGGTCGCTCTGCTATTATCAAGTTGGTTAAAGCACGTGTCAAGAACGCCATGCGTACATTCAAGAACAACTTTTCAGTTGATATGTATAGTGATGGAACCTTACCAAACCAAGTGAACGGCTTGCAGGCTTTAGTTGCAGATACTGGTGCAGGCACTATTGGTGGAATCGATAGCTCAACCTACACTTTCTGGAAGAACATTGTTCAGTCAGCTGCAGCTCCTTTGCAAGGCGGCGGTGGAATCACTCCTGGAAGCACGACTATGGAAAGCTTAATGCTCCCTCTATGGCTTGAGCTGACTCGTGGTGATGACCAGCCTGATTTGATTGTAAGCTCAAACGAGTATTTTACTTTCTATGAGCAAGAGCAAGTTTCAATCAAACGTTACACAGATGAAACATCTGCAAATGGCGGCTTCGTAAGCTTGAAGTACAAAAATGCTGATATCATCTTCGACGGCTCTTCCGGCATCCCTGCAGCTCATATGTACTTCTTAAACACCGACTATCTGAAGGTAGTTGCTCACAAAGATGCAAACTTGACTGAATTGGCAGATGCTAGACCAACCAATCAAGATGCAGTTGTAATGCCTATCATCTGGATGGGTAATCTTTGCTGTAGCAATCGCTTCCTGCAAGGTGTTGTTAAGGCTTAGGCAGGTTTGTTTTTGTTTGCGCTAACTACAAAATTGTACTAGGCGCAAACAACTTTTCAATTTTAAACGGAGAATTCAGTCATGGCTTATAAGTTAAATGACCCCAGAGCAGGTCTGCAGCAAATAGATGAAACCTCAACTGTTCGAAACTTTCCTTTAGGTACTTGTGCCTGTGCTATAGATGCTACTAGTGTCGCAGGCGTTCAGATGGAAGGTGAGTTTATCTATCTTAAAGGGCTTGCTTCTACAGCAGTTGGGGAGCTTTGCACTTTTGACAACTATACTGGTGACACAGTTAGAGCAGTAACAACTTCCAGAGGTCCTTGTGGCTTTGCTATGTCTGCAAATGTAGCCGACCAATATGGATGGTATCAGATCCGTGGATCAGCTGTTGTTAAGTCTGGCACAGTTGCTGCAGATACTATGGTATCCTCCACATCTACTGCGGGTACAGTCGATGATGCAGTTGTCGCTACAGCTATGGTTCAAGGTGCTACCTTCAAAACAGCGAATGGTACACCTGCAGCAGGCTTTGCAATTGCAGAGATTATGTATCCAACCATGTCTGGTCTTGAGTAAACTTAAAACTTAGTAGAGGGCTTCGGCTCTCTGCTTTTAACGGAGATTTAAATGAGTTCAGTAGAGCAGATGGAAAAGGTACCACCACAGGTAGCCTTTGAAACAAGAACAACAGAGGATAGAGCAGCTACTTTAGAAGCTGGAGAGTTTGTAGGGCTTGAAGTAGATTTAGCTATCATCTCTCCTCCAGGCTCTAAAGACAAGATAGAGCGTATATACCATGAATGGATGGCACACATCAAACAGGAAGCCAGGAAAGGTAGATTTCCTGAAGCGTGGGTTCCTCAGATAGAGTCTAGATATACTGCTTGGAAAGACGGAACACCTCCACCAGTATTTGGAACACCTTTAAAAGACTGGAAATACACAACACCTAAATTAGCTAAAGCTTTCGTAGCTGTTCATATAACAACTATAGAAGAGTTAGCTGATGCAAATGAAGAGCTGATTGGCAGATTGGGTATGGGCGCAAGAGCTTTGAAAGAGAAAGCTTTACTTTACGTTAATCAGCAACCTATTGAGGCTTAACTTTAAACTTAAAGTTTTAACTTATGAACCTTCTCGAAATCTTACAGAAATTTGCAGCTAGAGTAGGCATCAAAGTTCCTACAGTTGGCATTACATCAACAGATGCCTCCACCAGACAGTTAGTTGGCTTGCTGGATGAACTTCTAGAAGACTTATCTTTTACAAGGCAGCAGTGGACAGCTCAGACAAGAGAAGTCACCCATACCTCCTTGAATGCGTTGGATCAAGGCACTGTAGAGTCTATAGCTCCTGGGCACATTTGGGCTATACCAAACACTTTCTTCGATAGAACCTCAAACTTAAAGATAGTTGGGCCAATGAGCCCTTCGGAGTGGCAGCAAGCTCAAGCAGTAGCATACAGTTCAGCCTACCATATTTTTAGATTTTGGCAGAATAACTTCTACATCTATCCCTTAATTGCAGCAGGCCACGAAATTGCATTCGAGTATACTTCAAAGTATTTGGTCTATGACGCAGATACTCTAGCCTTCAAACAGTACTTTACAAAAGACACTGATACGATTGCGCTAGAGTCAGCAGTTATCTTGAGGGGTCTGCGCTATCTGTGGAGGAAAGAGAAAGGCTTGCCTTATGCAGAAGAGTTCATGGCTTATGAAAGTATAGTTAGATCCCTGGCTACCCACGATGGCGTTAAAGCAAACATAGATATGTCTGGTGGTTCTTTGAGTAGAGTTCCAGGTATATTTGTCCCAGACAGCGACTGGCCTCTATCATGAGACAGCCTCAAGCAGCTGCTCAGCGTCAGCATAGAAGCTTCACACAATCTGTGCCAGCTCCTACAGGAGGATTAAATGCTGTAGACCCAATAGCTGCTATGCCGGACACAGATGCAATTGTGTTAGATAATTGGTGGCCTTCAACAGTTGATGTTTCCATAAGAAAAGGTTGGGCAGTTTTCGCCACTCTGCCAACTGATGATCCAGCAGGTCAGCGTCATGATATACGTTCGATAATGAGTTATAAGCATCCAGATGGTACAACGGTTGGCTTTGTAGCAGATCAAACTGGCATCTATGATGTGTCGGCAGGTGGAGCAGTTAGCTCTATAGACTCCGCAGCTACAAATGGAGAATGGCAGTTTACAAATATCTCTACAGCGGGTGGTAGTTTTCTATGGTGTTGCAATGGAGTCGATAAGGCTAGATACTTTAATGGTACAAGCTGGACTGTTCTAGATGGTGTTTCCTCTCCTGCCTTAACAGGTATTACCTCAACAGATATTACTTCAGTAACATTGTTTAAAACTAGACTTATGTTCCTGTTGAAGGATTCTTTAAGCTTCGCTTTCTTGCCAGTCAACTCTGTAGCTGGAGCTGCAAGTGTCTTTCCTTTAGGGGCTATCTTTAAACTAGGCGGTCACTTAGTATTGTTGGATACTTGGTCAGTAGACGGTGGTGAAGGCATCGACGACTATATGATTTTCATGACTTCTGAAGGAGAGCTAGCTGTATATAAAGGTACAGATCCAGCGGTAGCAGCAAATTGGGCACTTGTTGGAGTTTACTTTGTGGGGAGGCCACTGTCTAAAAGATCTTCTGTAAAGGTAGGTGGTGATCTAGTTCTGCTGACAGTTCAAGGCTTGTATCCAATATCGAAAGCGCTTGGCTTTGCAACAACAGATGAGACAACAGCTATAAGCTACAAGATTCAAACACTTTTCTTGCGATATGCAGAAGCCGGTCTGGATCTCTATGGATGGGAAATTCAGCACTTCCCTGAAGCTACAATGCTCGTAGTCAATGCACCTTTTCGAGCAGATGCTTCTTTGAACTTTTTTTACTCTTATCAGTTTGTAATGAACACAACTAATTTAAGTTGGGCTAGATTTACAAACATGCCTTCAGAAGCCTGGGGAGTTCACAATGATAGACTCTATTTTGCTGCGCACAATGTAATCTTTCAGGCTTGGGTAGGGAGCACAGATGGGGGAGCCAAGATTAGATCTAGAGGTCAGACAGCCTTTACCTTTTTGAGAAAGCCCTCTGTTATAAAGCATATAAAACTCGTACGTGCCTTAATGCAGGCTTTCGGAGATGTATCGTTTAAGGTAGGTGTTGAGTCAGATTTCACTGTGGATGTACGAACAGAGGCTTTACCTCCAACTCTATCATCCCAATCTGTATTTGACTCTGCTAAGTGGGATCAAGCTTCCTGGTCAGGATCTGGTATATCTACCACCTGGAATGCTGTTTCAAATAACCCAGGTATTTGGCTGTCTCTTGTGCTTGAAGGGAGTACAGATGCCGCTGTCAATTGGTACACAACTGGCTATATCTATGAAACAGGTACCTATCTATAATGTTAACTAGATCACCAGACATGGTAAAATTTATTGATGAGGCTCTTCAAGGCAACACACAGGCTATATCGATGCTGTGGAGTATATTCGATATACTCCATTTTTATGATGATTTAATAGATCAGGATAGAGAAATAGATAGCATCTTTATACATTCAATTATGTGGAAACTTTTGATAGACTTACCATTGAACCCTTTCTACCATGCAAATGTATCTTCTATATCAACTGCCTTAACTATCTGTATACTTGAATGGAGAGCTGCTACAAAAATAGAGCAGAATACCAACGGCATAAATGAAAACGGCATAAATGAAGTAAATGCCTCCAGCCTAAGGGTTGCTTTCTACACTCGCTCCAGTTATCATAACTTAATTACACACTGCGCTCTGCTTATAGGTGGTGTTACTTGGGCGGCTAAGGTTGCGGAAGAAGTTAGTCATATAGCTTATACTGAATCCTTCGATGAATACTTAAAAGAGCTTACATAGTGATATGGGTAAACCAGACTTTAGCATTAACGCAGCTCTCAGTGGGAAGCCTATACCATTAACTGGTATCAACAAGAAAGTAGACAAAATTACAGGAGCTTTGAATCCAGTGGGACTATGTCCAAAAACACCAAAAGCACCAAAAGTACTTGACCCTAGAATAGCTATTGAAGCTCAGCTTGCAGCTGATATAACAGCAGCTGAGAAAGGAACAGCCTTAAGTCGCTTTGATACAGCTGGCCCTCAAGGGTCTCAGGTTTGGAGTATAAATCCTGATACAGGTCGATATACTCAAACTCAACAGCTCACTCCTAACCTCCAGAATGCTGAAACTATAGCTCAGGAAAATACTCTAGATAAACAGTTAGGCGAGAAACTTCTCTTGAATAGAGCACAAGAGGCTTTAAGTCAAAAAGCCCCTACAGCTCCTGGTCAATCTACTGCTGATTTTTGGAGACAGCAAACTGATAAGACTTTAGCTGACCCAGAGATGCAAGCCAAAACTGCTTTAGAAGCAGTTGATCGCTCACAGAATGTTCATGGAAATGCACTGAACAGATTAGATGCAGGTCTAGAGGCAGACTTCAACTATGATGCTTTAGGGGCGGCTCCTACAGCTGATGAATCCACAAGACAATCTGTAGCTGACTCTCTATACAATCAATCTACTTCTAGGCTTGACCCTCGCTATAGCCAGCAAGCTAATGATCTATCGACACAATTAGCAGCTCAAGGTATTACTCAGGGATCTGCTGCCTATGATAGAGAGATGGACAACTTCATGCGAGATAGAAATGATGCTTACTCTTCTGCGTCAAACATAGCCAATACAGAGTCTATAGATGCTATGGAGAAACTGTATGGCATGGCACTGGAAGGAAGACAGCAGGGTGTTGGAGAAGCAAACTACTTAAGAGCGAATCCTGTCAATGAAGCCTTAGCAACCTCTGAGCTAGCTACTGGAAGTACAGAGAGAGCTACGGATCTTTTAGGTGCACAGGTTGGTAGACAGTTGTCTGTTCCAGGTATAGCAAGTGCAAATTTTGGCGTAGATAAAACAGCCTATGATACTCAGACAGAGGCTAGACAAAACGTACTCAATGAGTTCTTGCAAGTTGCTGGTATAAATTCAGGTGGCGCCTCCAACGTAGGTGCAGCAGCTGCTGCAGGAGCCAGTGGGCAAAGTCAACTACAATCCACAGGGCAGGTAGATGCTTCCGGTGCCTACAATACTCTAACCGATGCAAACCAAAGACAGTTTGAAGCAAAGACAGGAACCTACAACAACAAACTTCAAGGTGGAGCTACACTAGGGGCAGCAGCTATAGCCGCTTTTGCCTAATGAATTTTCAAGAATACAACAATCCTGTACTTTTCTTCTCTGGTGGCAAGGACTCTATGGCAGTCCTTTTTAAACTGCAGAGAGAGCTAAAGGATATATATGTCGTTTGGGCACATACAGAGTCTGTGTTTCCAGAAACTTTAAAGATGGTTGAGCTGGCTAAAAAGATGTGCCCTAACTGGATTGAAGTTACCACCGATAAAAAAGATAATTGGGAAGCAAAGGGTATGCCTTCTGATTTGGTCTCTTTTCCTTCTTCAGAGCTTGGACAGCTTATGCTGCAACCTTCGAAATCTATAAAACTGCAGCTTTCTTTTGAGTGCTGTTTATCAAATCTAGTTGCTCCAGCTTTAAAAGTTGCCGAGGCTTTAAACTCTACTTTGCTGATAAAAGGTCAGCGAATGGAAGAGGATATGAAAAGTACCTCCAGAACTGGTACAAAAATAGGAAATGCTACAGTTTGGCATCCTATAGAAATGTATACAACTGAGGAAATCTTAGCTTACTTGGAGGAAAAGATGAACGAGCTGCCTGAGCATTTTCACTTCTCTCATAGCAGTTTAGATTGTGCAAATTGCACAGCTTATTTGGAAGAAACAGCAGATATCCATCGACATGTAAGAAGTAAATATCCAGAATTAAATGAAGAGTTTATGTTAAACATACAATTGATAAAGGATGCTGTTTTGAAGCCTTTTCAAACATTAACCGAAAGAGCTGCGGAGAGAGAAGATGGCAGGCCCTAACATACCTACACCTTTTGGCCCTGGGCAATCCAGGATTCAGCAAAGAAGGAGATTGGCTGACGCTATGACAGGTCAATCCTTGCAGGGTATAGAAGGTGATCGAACTCCTGGAGCTGCACTTAGCTGGACTCAAGCCCTTGGAAAGATTGCACAAGCCTATGCTGGTCAGAGGTTACATGGGCAAGCTGCCGATCAAGAAAGCCAACTAGCCCAACAACACCAAGAAGGTTTGCAGGCACATTCAGCTGAGTTCAATGAACGCTTGAAGTCTGATCCTGATGGAGCTATAGCTTTTGCAGGAAGCTCTCCCTTCGAGACTGTTCAGAAGATGGGGCAGGAAGAACAGAAAGCCCGTAGAGCTACAAGAAAGCAAGTACAAGATGCAGCTACTGACTCTAGTCTTATAGCAGCTGCTCAACAAGGTAATGGTGCTGTGGACGTGCACTCTTTGCAGGGCAAGACACCTGTAACAACAATAGCTCCAGGCAATGTCACTATGAATGCCCAAACAGGTGAGATAACTTCTGGCTTTGGACTATCTCCGAACAACAAGGGAGGATTGGATCAAGTCTCTGCAACCGGACGTAGACAGCTAAACCAAGCAACCAACGTAACACAGAATGTAAGCAATGCAGGTTTGTTACCTGGACAGAAAGTTGGCTTTGAGACACTAATGAGAGATGCACAGACTCAAAACACTAAGTCAAGCGAGAGGGCTTCAATGGCTGTAAATACTCTACATGCCTTAGACGCTCTGGAAAAGCTAGCAGACTCTGATGGTGGAATATTTGAAGGTACAACTTCTGGAGCAGCAAAATGGATGTCTGGTGTAGCTCAGGCTTTTGGAGTTCCTGTTGGAGCTGAGGTATCAGCAAAGCTTGGAAACACAGAGACCTACGATGCAACTGTTATTGGTTTGTGGAACTCTATAATAGGTCAGGGAGAAGGAGGTCATAAAGGCGTTGTTAAGGAAGAGGCTGAGAAGATTATGCAGATGCTTCCGCTAGCCAGACATTCTCCTATGGCACGGAAAGCTATAACTGATATTTTAAGAGATGCTGCACAGAGAAACATAGACGATCATATAGAAAGTCATAGCATATATGTAAATGCCCTTATGACTGAAGATATGGGAGAGTATGCTGCACATATGCAAGATATGTTTATTAGGGATTCTTGGAAATCTTCAGTCCCTCCATCTGCAGAAGACTATCTAAAACAGCTAGACGCTCAGGGAAGATAGAATGCCTATACCTAAGTTAGATGAAGATCAAATAATACCGAAAGATCAACCTGCTGCAGCTCCGAAAGATCAACCTGCTGCAGCTGGTATGCCTGACTCAATTCGTATGCCTGA